CTCCCCGTGGGCATCAAGCCCACAACACTATTGAGTTTTCTCTCTCAATAGCGCTCCACCAGCTCCGAATCACACGGAACTGACCCAACGCCTCCTGATAAGGGAGGAATTGGGCCTACCGGAACGGTGTAAGTGTTCTCGATCAACTGGATCACTCCAGTCAAACCGAAGACACTTGAGCAACGCTGGAATCCCTGTTAGTTTACTAACGGGAGACCTGCTAACCACGGTAAATGCCTTGATAAGAGGCACGTGGAGATGGACATCCCACTTACTCACTGACGTATCAACGCCAGTGAATGAATGGAGTCCTAATGCTCCTGATTCCCACGGAACGGTCGGTAGCTCACCGAACACTCCGCGTAGTACTTCCGCAGCAAAAGCTGCTGACTTCCAATAGCCTCCGCGATGGAGACTATTAGATAGGGAGAACCACGCTTGGGTTTCAGCCACGTCCGCCCTCGTTTGCGGTGCTACGGTGGTAACACGAATGGGTGTTACCCATTCACCATCGTAGTAGTCGCCACCACAAGACTCTCGGAACTTACCGTTCCAAAAGGACTTGCGATGGTTGACGGTTAGAGCAAAACGCTCTAATTCCCGACAAACAAAGGGAGCGTGTTCCGTGGGAACGACGATATCATCGCCGTACACACGGACCGAGCCACGGAAGAATTGAATATCCTTCCGGGTCAACACGGAGTTGAGACTGCGTTGTATTCCTAAGAATGCGATGACTGTAAATATCATCGCCTCCACAGGGAAACAAGTTGCAGACCCCATGGACGCAAACTTACTTAACAAGACCAACCTTCCATCAGGAAGGATGGCTTGGCGAGACCGAGTTGCATCGAGCGCCAATCCCAACCAGGGATAACGCCGGCACAACCCTTCTTGTACAAGTAAGTTCAAAACCCGATCGCTAGCATCAGAAAGATCGATGGTAGCGTACGCTCCCGAAAGGGAGCCATCACGAGCCAGGAGGCGATTAACTTCTTGGCTAGTGAAACCGACAAAGCTTAAGTCAGAATCACCCGACTCAAGCGATGTCACTAGAGCATGGAGCACACCCTGTTGCATATACTGCATATGGGTTGGCTCCTGAGCTATTACTCTAGGGGTTTTGAGCGTCTTCGGAACAAGAGTCACCTTAACAGGTGGCTCTTCTTCCGGGAGTAGGAATTGCGGCAGGGCTTCATTCCAGAAACGATGACTCGGAATACCGAAGTCAACGAACGGAAAAATAAGCTCTAGGCGTTCTGTCCAATAAGGGAGGTGCCATTTCTGGTTCCCTCTAAGCTTATCGGACACATTGCCCGGACCGTGCTTTGGGAAAAGATCCCCCTCGAAGACCTTACGGTCGACATCGGCGAGTTCATCGCCGAAGACGAGGATTGCCATCCGAGAAAACTCGAGGAGATCATCCTCGGTCCATTCGGAGAGCAAAAGACGGTCACGCAATTCACACTCAACATCGAGGTACTTCTGAACAGCAGCCTTCTCCCTTTCGGGAGTACAGGGGAGTTCAACTTTCTTCAGCAGACAAGTTATCTGTCGAACAGAGCGAACAGCCTCCGTATTAGGCCGCTGTAGAAGCACCCCGGTGTGTTGATCGAAGATTAGACGAAGGAAACCTGAGAGGAATCTTGGGAGACCCCCTCTCCTGGCAAAGCCAGGAAATAGGTCGGAGTCTACGAATTCCTGTGAGAGAGCTCTATCAAAGTCTCCGCAGAAATTCGGAAGGGTTATCGTAAAGAAAGATAACCCTTCATCTTCGAATCTGGACAGGGCGTTTTTAACGTCCTGTTCGGTACACACGCCGAGGATTGAGCCACACTCACGTGTGATCTCTATCCATAGTCCTGTCAGGCTTTTCATGCTCACTCCTTTAATTAAGGGGCTGGGCATCCTCGAGACACTAACAGGTCCTTGATCACCGCCTGGTCCCCACTAAGGTTCCAGACGGTGACCCGCGTGATGGTTCTCAGGTAATAGACTAAGAATTAAAGTCTATTACACCAACCAAATATAGAATTTGGAAGGCGAGAGCAACCATGCACATGGTCGAAGCTATAACATAGGATGCAATAATAATCATCCAGAATAGCTTCCAAAACTGAACGTCATTGTCGCTCTGGTGTTTGGACTTTCGTTCAATCACGGGAGATACAAGAGCGTCCAGCCCAACGGGAGGAAGAACGTGAGGCAGATAAGTGCGATCAAGCTCCTCAGAAGGAGGTACTTGATCAGGACTCACCGCCCATGATCTTCCCCTTAAACGTGGCATTGACCAGCAAAGCCGTCAGAGCGTCATACACAAGAGTAGCATCCGCGTCCGAGTATCCCTGATCAAAGGGACGACTCACGACAGCGTGCACACTCATCGAGTACGGACGATTCTGAGACGGAAAAAGCGGGTCAGTAGTGACCTTCTTATGCGTGAGCTTGACAAGGGAGTTCTCACGGCCGTTTCGCACAACGTGCGAAACTTCCAGTGAGAGCGCCCCGTCAGACGACGTATAAGTAGATGCACGACCCTCCGCCTTAATGCGCGGAAGGTTAGTAGCCACAGCGTTGTAAGTGACCACTGTCGGATCAGAGAGTGCCATAGGACCTTGTTCTATGTTTGTGCCTCTTGAGAAGAGACTGATGGGACATCTCGAATTATTTCGAGATGCCTAGAGCGGCCAAGATCGCCAATTGGCGTGGAGTTAAATCCACGCCGGTGAACTTGACGCCGAAAGGGGAACAACGAATCCGCTGCTTAATCGTCTTTGTGACGACAGCGGTAATCGTGTACGGCACGAGAGTGTCGTTCTCGCGTAGGGAACCATTCCAGACATAGGTCTTCTCGACCTTAGACTGGCACATGATATACCCATACACTTGAGCGGCACCCTCGGAGGACTGTAA